TTCTTATATAATTATATTGAAACTCTGGAGTGTTACCTCTTACACAAAACAAACCTGTATGTGCTTCCATGTTTGTTGTAGGTTTTAACCACTTCCAATCTTCCTCTCCAGACTTCCTTACTTGTAATTTGAAAAAGCTATATCTAGTAATATATTTATTAACATTACCTAGTGTAAGAGTAGATTTATTGTCATAAACTTCGAAAATTTTATCTTCTGAAGGTTTGCTATTTACATTTGCAAATTGCATTTCTTTAAATACTTTTGACTTAATACCTATTTCTGTAATGTGACATTTTCTGTTATTAGAAATAGTTCCTAAAGTTGCTTTTTGTAGTGTGTATCTACTATTGGCATTGAAAATATCTTGATAATTTTGTTCATAATAAAACTTGCGTTGATCTCCCTCACGTACAGCAAAAAAGGCTCCATTTTTATTCCAATAAGGATTACCGCAATGAGTACCTAAACCACCATTAGGGTCGTCAATAGATTCATACCTTCCAGTTTCTATAACTTTAAAAGAAAATGATCTGATCTTCGTACCATCCCAAGGTTCTCCAGTAATAATTTTTGAATCTTCTTGAATTTGAAAACAACTTACTAATGCTGAACCAGCCATATATTGTTCACCTACCGCAAGATATGAATCAGTAGCCTCTCTTACAGTTTTTGTACCAGCATTGACATCTTCTACTCCATGAGGATCCATCGTTAAATCTTCATCACTACTGTCTTGCTGGTATCCAATACCTTCATATAAACCAAGTCTTCCACTACCTACTATCTGGTATGTCAATACATCACCGACAGTTGCATCAGCACCACCTGATTGTTGAAGAGTAGTTCCAGAATTAACAAAACCTGCTCTCATAGGCCACGCACCAAGAAGTTTTCTTCTCTTTTTAAGAGTTATTCTTCCTGCTGGTCTTTGTTCGTCATCACTTATATTACTAGCTGTTCTAATTAGTTCGTAAGGCAAATGATAAGCAGTTGCGTTTGGTACTGGATTACTTAAACCAAACATTGCTTGTGTTGTTGGGTTTCTCGTACCAGAAAAATGTTTTAGATCATCAATCCTAAAAATGTCATTATCAATAGTTCCCCCAACAGGCAAAAAAGGAATATTTGGACCTGCTGAACCATATTCATCTGCTGTGTAATTTAATTTATATAGTTTTTCTGCATGATAATTTTCTAATAACAAATCACCAATGGCATAACCTTTAAGATCTGGTCTCTTTGCTATTTCTCCTAAAGAAAATAAAGCAAGTATTTTTAATTGTTGAGAACGACCCAAAGAGACAAGCTGACTCCAAAGAAGTTGTGAATTAACTCTGATTCCACCATAAGTATTTTTTCTTCCATTAATAGTTACTTCTCTACGGTAAGAAAAAACAAGAGGAACTAAGTCGCCTAAATTTGCTAAATCTTGAACGCTGTTAAATGAAAATTGAGGAGCAAAACGCTTCATCCCTGCTATATCAGCCGTTTTTTCGGCTGTGCCTTGCTTCATGCTTGGAGGTTTAGGTGTTAAAAGATATGAAATAACACTTAAAGCGATACCAACAGCCACCTGCCCCAACATGGTTAAAGTTGTTACGCCTCCAACCGTTTGCCAAAGAGCAAGTCCAGTAACAGGATCACATCTAATATCAGGGATTAATCCATAAGCTTCTGGTCTTTCTTTTACCTTCGCTGCTACGCCTTCTAAAAATTGAAAATATTCTTCTTCTGTTAGCCCAAGAGCATTACAGAGATCGGCTTCCGTTGGAAGTAACACCCTGCGAGTGAAAGGGCTTCTAGCGGAGACCATTTCACCACCGACCTGCCTAATGTTTTTTGGTAACTCAGCCATCCTTCCTCGTAATAAGCAGCCATGCCATAACCATCATCTGATTTACATAGACCAATTGTTCCTAGTTTAGGGGGTGATTCAACTCCCCACCGATTTAATTCTTCAAAAAAGATACTATAGTCTTTTCTCTTTAACCTTCGATACCAATCACGCTTTCCTTTAGGTACGGTAAAACCGTAGTGACCCAATACTGTACGAACCAAAGACAAGCAATCACCAGTTCCATGCTTAATAGGATCAGACCCCAAACGATATTCAAGTCCTATTAATTCGTAAGGCTTCAAAGATTTTGTAATTGACCTGTCAAAGGAAGATGAGCACACCTTTTTCTAGTCAGGATTTGTTGTGGAGCGTTTGCACCAACAGCATCAATAGAAGAACTTAACAACAGTTCAATTGATTCTGGATCGTATCTCATGCCAGCAGCCAACCAATATTCACCAGATATTTTTCCTCCATTTGCCGCAGCAACATCTTTATTAAAATCAGTTGTCATTAAAAATGTTTCAACTAACAAATAATATTTCTTCTGTACAAATTCTTTTACAAAAGCCATACTTAAAGGATTATTAGCAAGGATAATTGAAGCTTCTAAATTATCTCCTGATCTATTCATTGCTGCACCTTGATAAATAAAAGAAAGATATTTATAGTCACCAACTCCTTCATGTTTTCCATTTTGGAATTTATTTAAGCCAGAAGTAGAATTAGCTGTTACTTGATTTCCATCAAAATCAGCAAAAGAAGAAGGCACATTTCCGTCTTTGTCTGTAACAGTAATAAAAGCAGTTAAGGCAACAACAGTCATTACATTCCTAACCTCGATCTAGCACTTCTACTATTCCTTAGTGTAGATAAAGTTCTATTTTCTCCAGCTTTTGCACCTTGAGATGTAGCAGTTGCAATAATTTGTCCTACAGCAGACTTAGGAACAAACTCTTCAGAATTGAAGTTAAGAATAGGGCCAGAATAATTAACAGTAGTAGATCCTCCTGCACCGCCACCTGCATAAGAAGAACCAGTACCAGGAATCACAGCTTCACCTCTAGCACCTGCTGAGTAGCGTTGCATACTTGAAGCCATCTTTGATGCAGGGATTATGTATTCACTTTCTCCAGCCTCTCCTATTAGACCCAAAGTAGGTCTTGTAGCCATGCCTCCAGTAGAAAAAGGTTTAATACCATTCCCGAAATAAGCACCTTGAGCCGCAGTGACAACTTTAGGTAAGGAAGAAACAGAACCCGTTGTAACCCCTCCAGAACTAAAAGGTAAAGCACTTAATATTGCTTTTTGTATAATCATTGCTGCAATTTGTTTTGCAATGCCAGCTAGTGATTCTTTTAGGGATTTAGTGCCTTCAATCAACCCCATAATTGCATCAGTCAACCCCGATGCAATTGTGTCTTTTATCTTTTTCCACTCTTTATTTACATTTCCAGTGTTTTCAGCAGTCTCCTTTAATTGACCATTCTTCTCTATTAGAGTTGTTACTTGTTCTCTGTATCCTTCCCCTATCTTGTCTACTATTTTTTCGATTGTTTGTAGTTGTTTAATCTCTTCTTCATTACCATCTATTTTTCCTTGTAATAAATCATTTTGATTTTGTAAATCAGTTAGTACATCTTCTGCTTCTTTTTTCTTTTCTTTTCTAAACTCGTCTATTTTTGTTTGTAGTTCAAAGTTAACTCTGTTTAACTCTATTTCTGTCTGTTTTAAACCAAGAATTTTTGCTTCTTCACTCTTTGCATTTGCAGCAGTCTCCATCGACTTACTTATAATTGAAGCTTTTTGTTTTTCTGCTTCCAACCTAAATTCAAGCTCTTTATTTTCATCTGTTTTAGCTTGTGCAATCTTTTTATCTATTCCTAATACAGCAGCTTTAAGTTCATTTTGTCTTTCTATTTTTCCTAATACTTCTTGTTCCCTTGCATTTATCTTATCTATTTCCTTTGAATATTTTTCAATTATATCCAATCTCTTTTCTTCAGTTACATCATCAAAAGCCTTTAAAGCACCTGGTTGTAGATTTTTATTTTGTGCTAATAAATTTCCTCTTTCTTCCCTTCTAGCAAATAACATTTTCCCTATATCTGCATCTTGCAATAAACCTTGATTAGTTCTTTGCCCTTCAAATGTCTTACCTGGAGTCATCTGTTGTCTTAAAGTTCTTTGCGTAAACAAATGATCCGCAGTTAAATCAAACTTCCTTGCTAACTCATTTGATTTAGCAATAGCTTCTTGCAAGCCTGTATTTAAACTATCCATTGCTCGATCTATCGCATCTACCAATCCTGGGGCAAATCGTTCACCTAATCCCCTAAACAAATCTCTAATAGCAGAAAAACCTCTATTAAATAATTTAAGTATTTCAGTAACAATTTTAAGGACACCAGCCAAAGCAGTTATTAACGGGCCAGCTATAACTCCTAAGAACGCACCAGCGGATCCAACAAGATCGTTCCAACTTCCTTTTAAAATATTTGTCATGTTACTTATATCTCCTAAGACACCTGCACTAGCACCAGTTTGGTTCATTACTTGAGATGCCAATAATGCTCTGGCTTGTTCCATCTGACCTATCCTTTGCAATGCCGTTACTTGAGTTTGCAATTCTGCTGACACACGAACCCCTGAATCCACAAGATCTTGCATACTCATAGATTTAAGAGCTTCCCCTAGTTTTGCTGCCTTTTGAACAGCAGTATCCATCATTGCTCCTATCGCACTACCGAGAATTTGAGCACCAAATCCAGGCATACCCATCTTGTTTCCAAGTAACGCACCACCAACACCACCACCAACAGAACCAACTCCTCCTCCAAACAAGAGAGGGAAACCAGCTCCAAGCATTAGATTTTCTTGACCTCTCCCTCTTTCGGATCTAATACGTTTCCAGTTAGCAAGTCGTTCTTTTGCCGTTCTTGTGGCTGTCTTTCCTTCCCTTACAGTTACTCTCTCTGATCTTTTCTTGGCTTCTTCTATTTTCTTTTCTATGTCCCAAGTTTGTCTTACAACTCCTGTTCTTTTTGCTTCTAGTTTTAAATGCCTTCTAATTGATTTAGTAACAGCGTCTTCTGCTCCTGGTCTGTTTGGCCCAAACATTCCTTTTGGTCTTCCAGAAGGAGTATTCATTACTTGATCTGCTCTTCTGCTGAAGTCAGCAAATCCACTACCAGCTCTACTTGCTTTACTTCTTCCTACGTTTCTAAGAACATTTCCTTTTAAACCAACACTATTAACTCTTCTTAAAGCATCTTCTAAGTTTTTCGCATGAAGATGTGATTCACCAAATTCAGCATTTAATCTTTCAAGCTCCTTCGTTGTTTGAGGGAGCTGCATTTTAAAAGGTTCAAATACAGTTGTATTTTTTTCTTTTAATTCCCTAAGTTTTGCCCCTAAATTAAAAGCTTTTTTGCCTAAAGTATCAAACCCTTTTATGCCTAAAGCTGTAAGTGCAATAGCAACTGCACCTGCTATCTGAGGATAAGAAGAAATTAAACCACCTAAACCTGTTAAAACACCTGCTAAACCTGTTGCTTTAACAGAAACTAAACCAAGGCTTTTTGTAACAAGAGCATTTTTAGCAATAAAAGCGTTGTAACTCGTTACGGCTTTATTTGCTCCTACAGCAACCCCACCTAAACCTGCTAAGCCCATAGCCCTTCCAGCAGCGTTATTGCCAGACTTTTGAAATTTATCAAATACGCTTACATTCCTACTTAAGTTAGAAACACTTTTTGATGCTGAATCTGCACTACGTTTTAAACCTGTAAAGCCTTTACTGCCAATACGATCTAATTTTGTATTGATCTGTTCTAACCCTTTAACTAGCTTTTCATTACTCGCATTTATTCCCTTTAAATTCTCTGACAACTTATTCAGTTGGTTCAGATTCTTGACAACAATATCAATTTTGGTTTCTAAGCTCACGATCCATTGCTTCTTTTCACTTTAGTTTACCTACGTCTGCGGTTTTTTCGCATTTCTTCTTCCTGATCTTCGTTTAAAACTTGAAAATAAGCACTCCATCCGATGATTTCTTCTATCGTCATCTGTCTTATTTCCGTTAGGGATTTGCCTAATTCTTTAGCGATACCAAACTGAAGCATCAGTAAATTATCTTTACGAAGCTCCCTGCTTAGTTCTTTGGGTCTAATTGATCCTCATCGTCTGTAATCACAGCAAGCATTAACTTTTGCAAGTCAGCATCCTTAACCTCATTCTTTAAAACATCTATTTCACCTAAAGCAAATAACCTTTGACCATTTTCATCTTGTGCTTTTGTCATTAAAAGCCTTAGTGCAAACTCATTCGCATCATCAGACTTAGCTCCTTTTTGTGCTCTTTCTCTTTCTGCCATTGTTAAAGGTGTTACCCACATTTCAAAAACCGTTCCATCAGATAATTCAACTTCCTTCTTTGTAGCCTGTAAATTTGCAGCTTTCTTTAAACGATCTATCGCTCTTAATGGTGAGCGTGATGCTCTAGGACTAGATGTCATGATAAAAAATTATACAATTCTATTCTAACCTAATAGACAAGAAAAAACCCTGCACAAGGCAGGGCTTATAGAACATTCCAGTTCCGTTCTTATTATGAACGACTAAAATCGAAAGTTGGAACGCCAGCAGGACGGAAGTTAACTGTTACTGCTTGTGCATCATCAGGAGTAACAGCTAAAGAAGCAGAAGTTAATGTTGCATCAAAGCTGATAAAACGACTAAGAGTGTCACTTACAGTTCCACCACTATATACACGGTCTGTATAAAGCTTGAATCCTGCACCAACTTGTTGACGCTGAAGAACATCTTCAATCATGCGGTTAGAAAGAGAAGCATCTTCGTTTGTCATGTAAGCAGTTGCACTACCTGAGCCATCACCAAATCCAGCAATGTACTTTCTAAATGGAACGTACTGACCAGGATCACCACCGATTGTAGTTACATCAATTTCAGCTCTTTCAAT